TTATTGACACAGAAATGGAAATGCTGAAAAAAGTAAGTTATTTAAACGCAGGTGTAAATGAGAATGATGTAAGCTTTTTTCAGGATTCTCAGTGTAAAAATTCCTTCCCTTACTACGGATCTTTTTGCACAGAAACTTTGGGACAATATTTACAACCTAAAATGGAAGAGGTTACTGGAAAAACATTATATCCAACTTATAGTTATATGAGAATATACTATACAGGTTCGGACATGGCAAGGCACACCGATAGACCAAGTTGCGAATATTCTGCTACAGTTTGTATATCAAACAATCCTGAGCCATGGGAAATTTGGTTTGAAACTTTAGATGGTAAATCTAAAGCGATATACTTAGAGCCAGGTGATATGATTGTTTACAAAGGAGATGTTCTACCTCATTGGAGAGATGAATATAAAGGTAATAGACAAACTCAAATATTTGTACATTACGTAGACGCACTTGGTAAGTATAGAGATTATAAATTTGATCATAGGCCTTATCTGGCATTCCCCTCAGGTTCAAGAAACAGTAATTATAAACTTTCCACTGTGCCCGATCTTAAAAATTTAAAATAGTAACTATGAGTACATTAAAAGAATTGACTTGGCAAAAACATCAAGAAGCAGAATCCCAATCTTTTATTAAATCTATTTTCAAAGGACAGGTTGATACGGATAAGTATATTGATTATTTGTATCAATTGAGAATACTTTATTCTAGATTAGAACAATATGGCGATGAACTTGGCATATTTGAGGACATGCCGGATTTGAAAAGAACTAAAGGCATCACATTAGATTATGCCGCCTTAACTGAAAATAGAGTAGGTTCAGATCACATAAGAAATTCTACTACAGATTATCTAGATTATCTAGAAAATATACGAGGCGATAAACATAGATTAATGGCGCATATCTATGTCCGCCATACTGGAGATTTGTTCGGAGGCCAAGCTTTAGCTAAACTGTTACCTGGTCCAAACAATATGTTTAAATTTGAGGATATACCTTCCTTGATAGGTAAAATTAGATCTAAGTTAGATATTTCTATGGCGGATGAAGCCAATAGAGCATTTGACTTTAATATCGAAATGATTAAGGAATACAATGACTGAAGAATTTCAAGCTTGGCCGAGAGCTAGATCTTTGTCTGAGAAAATTATCTCTCGTTTTGCTAATTATGAGAAAGAATCTATAAATCCAGAATATGAAATACACGTAGATAATTTTACCTGGAAAAACTTCTTATGGAAGTCTGAAAATTTTAAACGTGCGCACATAGAAATTGTAGACGCATCTGAAACTAAAAAGATGTGGGTCATGCATATGTGTATCTATCCTCATCGAAATTCTCCCGATCCGATATTTGGCTTTGATATTGTCTGCGGTAAAAATAAAATAACCGGAGCCTTTCATGATTTTTCTTTTGTCGGCAATTCAAGAATATATGATTGGTTTCAAGGTACCATGACTAATGTTAAATGGTCTAAACCAAGAGATCTACCCGAATGGGCTAGAAAAATTTTTAGCCCGCAAATGGTAGCTGCCGGCAATATTCAATCTAATGAAGAATTTGATCAACTAGAACAAATGGTACTTGACAACTTAGATTATTACCTTTATAATATAGGAACAAAAGTAGAAGGTGCAGATTTTGTTCACCGACAAAATCATTATTGTAAAAACCAAAAATTGAATCCTCATACTCCTGCCATGATGGAGACTTTCGGGGTAGATAAAGAAGTTTTCGCAAAATTTATGGACGAAGTGTTATTTCCGGAGAATCATGGATAAAGCAATAGAATACATTTTAACAGATAGCTTAATTATTACTAAGAAATTTAGATCTCCTAACGAATTTTCCTTATACATCGAAGAAAAAGTATTGCGAGAAAAAATAGGTTATATGGATGCGGTGATACAATACTGCGAAGAAATTGACATAGAGATAGAATCTATATCTAAATTAATTAATCAATCTTTAAAAGATAAAATACAAACAGAAGCTGAAGAAAATAACTTTATGAAACCTAGGGGTAAATTGCCGCTGTGAATATGGATGATTTTTCTGTCTATAAAATGTACATTGCTTTAAAGCTACATTTTACAACTGACAATTATGATATTACCAAAAGAAATGGTAAGGTTAAAGCTAGTAGACAAGCTTTCGAAAAAAGAAAAGATTTATTTTCAATTAAAAAAATAGCTAAAACTTATTCCGATGAGGAAGTGGCTCATTTTTTAGTATCTAACTTCGTATCGGGAAATAGATGGGGTGGTATATTTGACGCAGATGCGGGTAAGACGTATTTGGAGTGGAAAGGTAAAATGGAAAGCCTTTCCTACATTTTTAATAATGAATTGGATAATTTAATTCTAGAATTAGAAGAACAAAATTTGAGCCTGGAAGATTCATTTAAAATTACAAAAGCACACCATCCATATATATTGAGAGCATATTTAAGAAAAACTATTTCCTTAGAGACGCTTACAATAATAGAAAAAATATTTCCGTTCGTTGAATATTTTGATTCTAAGTTGTCCGCAGATTTAGTTTGGCCTGACGTATCTAGGCTGATTAAAAAGTACAAACCATTTATAAGAATTGATAAAGAAAGGTACAATGACATATTCGGACGAAGATATGGAACTGGATCTAAATGCGCAAAAGATTAAAGATCTAGAAAAAGAATTATATACGACAAAAGAACTTTTGACTCACTGCATAGATTCATTAAGAGATACGCAGAGATACCTTATGAAATTGGCATATAGTCAAGCCGAAATTACTAAAAGAGTAGCATCCTGGCCCTACATCGTAGTAGCGTCGAAAGACGGCGAAGATGAAGTATAATTATTACTGGAGAATATCATTTAAATATGACAGTTAAGAAGAAAAATCTCGATTTGGATAGAGAGAAGAGAATTAAAACAGTTAGGCAAAAAAATGTGCTAGACAAGCACAGAAAACTTATATATAATATTGCATCATCTAAAGCTATTATTGCTGAGGATGATGACGATCTAGATTATGTATATGCAGCAGATACAAAAATCAAACGACGTTAATACACCGTTCATACAACGCTTATACAAGGAGTACTATTATGGCATTTCAATCACTTTCTGATCTAAGAAAATCTCGCGGCGGTTTCGACAAGCTAATGAAAGAAGTCGAAAAAATCGCAAATCCCCAAGGAGAATCAAGAGGAGCTGACGAACGCTTCTGGCAACCTGAGGTTGACAAGGCGGGCAATGGCTATGCAGTCATTCGTTTTCTAGCTCCACCCAAAGGAGAAGAACTTCCTTGGGTTCGTATTTGGAATCATGGTTTCCAAGGTCCTACTGGTAAATGGTATATTGAAAATTCTTTGACCACGCTGGGCAAAGCCGACCCCGTTTCTGAGTATAATACTGAACTATGGAATTCTGGTTCCGAGGCTAATAAAGAAGCTGCTCGTAAACAGAAACGTAAATTAACTTATATTGCTAATATTCTTATTGTCAAGGATCCTGCGCATCCTGAAAATGAAGGCAAAGTATTTCTTTATAAGTTCGGCAAAAAAATCTGGGATAAGATTAAAGATTTAGCTGACCCACAATTTGAAGATGAAAAACCAATTAATGTATTTGATTTTTGGGAAGGCGCAAATTTCAAATTGAAGATTCGTAATGTCGAAGGATATCGTAATTACGATAAATCTGAATTTGAATCTCCTAGCCCTATTTTTGAAGATGATTCTGAAATTGAAGCTGTTTGGGAAAAGCAACATTCTTTATTGCAATTCCTAGAAGAAAAGCATTTTAAATCTTATGACGACTTGAAGAAGAAATTTGATATGGTCATGGGATTTGCTGGAGGTTTAGCTTCAACAAGAAAAGCTGAAAATATTGATTTAGATGAGGAGTCTTTTAGTGAGCCCGAAATTAAGGCAGCTGCCGCTCCTGCTAAAAAGGTAGAGAAGGCGCCGCCGAAGGAAGTAGATTTTGATGATGACGATGAGTCTTTATCCTACTTTTCTAAGTTAGCTGAAGACTAAATTAAGAATAATCCCGCTTCGGCGGGATTATTTTTGTCTGTTAAAGAATCTATCAAAATATTTTTGAGTTGCGGAATCGGAATTATTTGGTGCCTGGGGTATATAAGAATTTCCGCTGCCGCCTTTATTAGAATTATCTATGACGTTATTATTTTGTATTACTGTACTTGGACCCGAAAATTTCTCTTTAGTATAGTCAACAAGTTCTTCACTAAGTTTATAAGTATCCTTCAATGTTTCACTAATTGCAGTACCAAGCTCTGGTGCTAAATTGATTGTTTGACCTTGGATCGTTACTTCACCTAATCTGTTTAAAAAAGGTACTAGTTTTTCTTGCAGTACATTTTTAGATATTCCTGCTAAGCTTTCTGCCAGCCCATCCAAAGAATCTATACCTTTGTTTAATACTTCATTGAAATCTTCAAGAAAGTTTATTTGTTTTTCTTCTTGTTCTAATTTTTCTCTCTGCTTTTTTGCTAATTCATCCTCAGCTTTTTGTATTTTATCTTCTTGAATGTACTTGTCTAATTCTACAGTTTGCTCTTTTGTCAAAGATTTTCCATATAATCTTTTATATTGTTCTGCGGTGATCTTTCTTCCAGGTACTCCGGGATCATCTATAAGTCTGTTTCCTATCATATCAAGAGCTTCACCCGGAGCTAAATTTCTAGGTTTAACTCCTTGCCTCTTCATTTCTATTTCAGATCTTATATTATCCAATAAATCCTGAGTTGAATTTTCATTGAAAACAGAACCTCCCATTCTCGCTCCGGCTTCTTTGGCTTCATCTTCTACAATTGCTTTATATCCTAAGGCCCCCGCTAAGGCTACTAATGCAGCAGCAATTGCACTTCTTCCCGCTCCCGGTGAAAATCTTCCTCCGGTTGCTTCTCCTGGCACTGGTCTATATGGAACATCTTGAACCTGTGGGCCATATCTAGGATTCCATCCCGGTTTATATGGCGCTCCTCTTTGGTTATTAGGCAATTGCCTGTCTGGAGGAATTCTTCCGGAGGAATTAGGTGATCCGGGTGGCGGTAAGGGTACTCCTGCAGGGCCTCCCCTTCCTCCAGCACCACCAGGTGGCGGAACTCCCCCGCCGCCGCCAGGTCCACCTGTTATTATTGGTCCCCTCGGAAATCCTCCACTAAATAAATTATTAAATAATTTTTCTAATCCACTAAATGCTAATTTAATTCCGGCTAATAACCCTGTGAGTGCTGTAGATATTGATCTTGCAAGTAAAGCTATCGCACCACCTATACCAGCAATTAGAGCCTTTCCTAGAGTGGATACAATGGAACCCATCCCTCCACTATCTCCATCTAATCCTAACGCAGCAATTTTTCTTGCAATTGCTTCTGCTAAAAGTTCTCTTTCTCGAGCTCTCTTTGAGTCTGTGCTCTGTTCTGCCATAAACTCAATATTTTTGGATTGCCTTTCTGTCAATTCTCGTAATAATGTCATTTCCTCCATTAATTTAGTTTGATATTTAGAAGGTCCAAAAATCTTATTAAACAAGTTAGTGAAAAAGCCTCTATCAGGTTGCGCGTTTCTACTACCTACTGCCGTAGCCATGCCGGTGCCCAATTTACTTTTGGAACCAAATAAATCCTTCATTCCAGATATATTGCCCATACCAAACATTTGTCTTTGTAGATCACCTACAGTTTTTCCTATGCCGGATGTTTCTCTTCTTTGTTTTAGAATTTCATCTGATAGTTTATGTAAAACTGAGGTTTGCGCTTTCAAAGCTTCTGATTGCGCTCTCAAGTTATTTAGTATTTCTTGATTTACTGGATCTAATTGGTTAAATGGCAATGCCATATATTATCCTTTAAAAGCTTTTTGTTTTAGTTTTTCATTATGCTCATTAATATGATCTATTAGCATACTAACATATATGTCTCTTTCCCACGGTAACATATTTTCTATTTCCGTTAAGGAATAACTATGATTATTCATTAGCGAAAAGTTTAACTTATAATAGTTAAGAAGACCCTCGTGAGAAAGAGTTAAACGAAAAAATTTTGTAGTCCCTCTAAACTAACTTCATTATTGGTATTACATTTATCGCAAACCTGTTCTACTCTTTGTGAAACTTTTGGCATGGTTACGAAAAACTGCTCTAATTTTTCAAACTGAGATTTTGAAAAAGAGTTGACGAATTCTATTAATTCTTCCTTGGTGTATTCTGTAAATTGTTCTTCATCAGTATAAACAGTTTTTATACAAGCACATAGCAATTCTACAATATTTTCAGAATTAAACTTATCGTAGATACTAACGATTTCGCTAAAAACGGGATAACGCATTTCTAAACCAATTTTATCGGTTATTAAAATTTTTGTAGTGTGATCTGCGTGTCTCTTAATTTCTGCCTTAGTTATATCTAAATCAAAATTAATCTTATTTTCGCAATTGTTGCATTCTAAAGTTAAAGAAGTTTTTTCTCCTATTGATTTTGCTCGAATATTTAGAAACAAATATTCTATATCAAAATTAGGAAGATCTTTTACTTTTAGTTTGTTAAATGTACAAACATCAACTAAGTCTGTAACTATTTTATAAATGTCCTCGACGTCTGAGTCTAAGGCGGTTAAAAGAATTTTATATTCTTTAACTAAAAATGGTCTGTATTTAACTTTTTCTTGGGTTGAAGGTAAAATCAAATCATAAGTAGGTGTGTCTAATTTTGGTAAAGCCATGTTATCTCCTCACTAATTATCTTTCGAATAATGAATTGTAAGTATCCAATGCCGATCTCATTCTCTTTTTTTCATCTGAATTATCAACTGCAGGATCTCTAGTTATATATCTATAAGTTTCTATACTTGACGACATTCTTTGACTGCTTTCCGGTTCTATATCTATGTTAGTAGTTTGGAAAGGATTGCTTGGGGAAGTTGTAGATTTTTGCCAAACCTCAGGATAATCTATAGCATTTGGTATTCTATGATAAGGGAACCATCTTCTATAGGCAAAAGTAACATTTAACTTATGCACACTATTTTGAAGAGTGTTATTCAATTCCATTATAGCGATATTTCTCGGAAATGCTTCTTCTAAAGTAACAGAATATATTGGTTTATCCTGTTCATTTAATTGCTTTATTACAATTGGAACAGTATAATTATCTGAGTAATGTACAAAATACTGAAAAGGATCTACAATTATACTTAACCAAGCATCAAAAAATCCTTTAACATCCATACTACCATCCACAAGAAAAGTCATGGTAATACCTTCTCCACCAAATTCTGAACTAAAAGGTCTTTGGTATGATGGACCATATATTCTTTGTTGCTTAACACCTATCGATTGTGTAGGCAAGCTAGTCGATTCGCAAAACAAACTAACTAATCTAGAGTCTCCTAAGACACTACTATCAGTCATACCTTTAGGTAAGGGAAATACAATTTCAAATCTATTCGGTTTAGCTAAATTTCTTTTTCTTACTTCAGTTTGAAATTGATTTATAGAAAAGTTTGCCATTTTTATTTTCCGTACTTTCTTCTGACGTCTTTCCAAACTTTACTTTTGGATCTTTGTTTAAACCCTTCTACCGGAAGCATACAGGCAGTTTCCCAGTCCGGAAAATTAACTTTTAGAAATCTACTTCTAAGATGCGAATTCAAATATCTTTTTACGCAAGAAGTAGCTGAAAGAAATCTAGAAGAGCTGTTTAAAATTTGCCAGGATAATTTAATTTTAGTATTATCATCTTTTCTATTATCCGTAGCTAGTTTTTTTAATTCGCCTAATAATTTAAACCTTGCACCGTAGGGGAGATAATGAAGGTTTATACCAATGAACCCATCCTCGGTTTTATTGAAAGGTAGTACTAGAGGAACTGTATCATAATAAGGAAGAACATCTTTGTATTTCGGATCATACATGAACATATACATATTTCCTGGGATAATTACACTAGAAAGTCTTTGTCCACGTAATAGTTGTTCACCTGTTATACCTGAGGCAAGATTAATAACGTTTCTTTTGTACCAACTCGCAGCTTTAGTTTCTTCGCTGGAGCGCATTCTTATTTGTCTGAAGATATCATCCGCCATTTGCTATTCCTAGGTCCTTTTCGGTTAAAATCATAAATTTCATATTTCTATCAGCACAAAATTCAAAAGCTGCCTTCCATTTGGCTTCATTAACTCCATACTGAAATACCTCATCTATAAACTTCTTGGTTTTTCTAGCAGGAACTTGCGGTGGTCTAGTAAATCTCTCAGGTTTAATTTCTATCAGATATTTTTCCATAACATTATTCTTATTTCTAATCTTAATGTAAAAATCTACAAAATATCTATGTACTTTTTTATCAATAGGTGAAACATAGGGGACTATAACGATTTCAGAACCCCACTCCTCAACCGAGGAGTTCAAATCGCACCACTTCATAAACCTCAATTCCCAAAGAGATCTGTAAACAATATTGCTCACATCTCCCTTATATTTTAAGGGATTTTTTGGTTTAAACTTTCCCTTATATGTTTTGGTATATAACATTTCCTATAAATAATAATGATTCCAACAATATTTATTAAAGAAAATGGCACGATCTATCTACGACCCCGAAAAAGATACCGTTGACGAAATACGTAGAGAATATGACGCTCAATACAAGAATCAATATCTAGACCCCTATAATATAGGGACCTATGAATATCCGGAGGGATTGCGGGTAAAACCTGATCTTCAGCATTACGTCGCTTTTTTCGTTAATGTTAGGCAAAAATCTAATATTACTAGAAATAGAATAAAAAATCGAAATAAAGATTATCTTGTAGATAAAAGAACTCAGCGAGAAATTGACGCCATTGCAACACAAAGAAGCAGTACAACGGGCAGAATAACTCAGGGTGATGCAGAATCTGCGGTACAGACTGCAAAGGAATATGCTGGGCGTATTGTAGCAGGGGCAACTTTAATAGGTGCTGGTCTGACCTCAGGAATAAAGGGAGTCGGTAAAGCATTAATTCCTGCAACTTTAGCAGGCGGCGCTACTGCGGTTGTAACAAATATGATAGATAATCTTGGGTTACAAGAATTCGACTCGGGCAGAACTGTTAGATTAAAAGATGTTATAACTTTAAACATAGAAGAAAGGCCTTCGGTAAAATATGGCGTTAATTACACCAACACTGATGTGGCTGGTTTACTTGGACTGGGTGGCATTTTTATTCAGGGGTCCGCAGCCCTCACAGCAAAAAACTTAAAATCTGCTGAACCTGAATTACAAGCTAGATTTTTAAGTGAACTTGCAAGAATACCTGCACTAAGTCAAGGAGGAGGATTAGTTAATAATTTACGAGAACTGTCTTCTAGAACTAAAACCAACCCATTTAGAGAAACTTTATTTGAATCTGTAGACTATAGAAGTTTTACTTTTAGATATAGATTCTTCCCAAAAAATGCTTCGGAGAGTAATAAGATAAAGAATATAATCAAAGTATTCAAAACTCATATGCATCCGGAACTAACTGCTCAAAGACTTTTCTATATCTATCCTTCTGAATTTGATATTCAGTATTTCTATAAAGATAAAGAAAATAATTATCTTCATAGTTTCACTAGATGTGCTTTAACTGATATGACTGTAGATTACGGCGGAGAGCAGTTTTCTACTTTTCAGGATGGTGCCCCTGTAGAAGTCTTATTATCATTAACGTTCACTGAATTAGAAAACTTAACATCTGAGGCTATAGACGAATATGGCTATTAATTTCTTTTCAGATTTTCCAAAAATATCTTATACCCTAGATGATTTTGGATCTAAACAAGTTGTTGTAGATATTTTTAAACGAGTAATTATTTCAAAAGAATATCTAGAAAATTCTTTATATTTTGAAGAGTATGAAGTTTTACACGGAGAGACTCCTGAGGAAGTTTCTTTTAGATTTTATGGCACATCGAATTTAAATTGGGCAATATTAATGTTCAATAATATTTTAGATCCAAGATTTGAATGGCCTGTGTCGGAAGAATCTTTATATAAAATAGTAGAAGAAAAATATGGCGGACCCCAAAATGTTTTTACTATAAATCGAGCAAAAAATACTAAGGGATATCTAGTAGAAACATTTTTTATATTAACCGAGGAATCTACACACGAAGAACCTATTAGATTACTATTTGAAAATCCTCAGAATGAAGGTATTAATACTCCAATTGCTTATCAGGATTCTGATGAAATCGCAGAATTTGAAAGTAACTTTGAGGTAGAAACTCAAAAAAATGAGAAGAACAGAACTATTAAAATTTTAAAGCCTGAGATAATTCAGGAAGTAATAACTAATTATAAAAAATTGATCACTATCTAATGAGCCAATTAGAAGAAATTTTAGATTCCCCCGGCCAAGTTCAAATAGATAATCTGGTACTTATTTCTTTTAAGAAACAAAAGTACTTAGATTTGACGGATTATTTAATTGAATTAAATTTATACGAAAGTATTTTTTCTCCTACCATCACCGGAGATATTACTTTATCTGATAGCAGAAATTTAATACGAGAATTTGCTTTATTAGGTGAGGAATTTATTTCCATTTCAATTAGAACACCTACACTGTCCTCTGACAAAAGTATATCTAAAATATTTAGAGTTTATTCGTTAGAAGATAAGAAGTACGCAAAAGATGGTAGCACCCTAGTATACAGAATGAACTTTATATCTCTTGAGGCATTTCAAGATTTATTAAATCCAATATATAAATCTTTTAGAGGAAAGCCGGAAAATATTGTAACTCGTATCTATGAGGATTATTTAATAACTAATAGAAACGTACAAATTACAGGAGAGCCCGCGGTAGATGTAAAAACTCCGTTAACATTTTTAGGTGAAACTGCAAATGAATTAAAATTTGTTAGTCCGGGTTGGTCTCCCATTGAATGTATTAGCTGGGTATGTAGTAAAACTCTTCCCGCAAATGATAAAGGAGCAAATTTTCTTTTTTGGGAAACGACAAAGGGTTTTTACTTTGGAAATTTAGAAACAATTTTCCGAAGACCAGAAGTAGCTTCAATAGGAAGTTATATCTATTCTGCTCCTAGTATTACTGCCGCAGACGAAGAAAGTATAAAAACTCTAAAGTTTATGTTTAACATTAGAACACTAAGTTTAGATAAGGTGTATGATCAATTAAGTAATCTAATGACGGGATATACCTCAAACAGAATTCTTGATGTAGATTTAGTTAATAAAACTTTTGAAAATGTAGACTACGATCATGGATTAAAATTTGGTAATTATTCTCATTTAGAAAA